AGTGCGCCAAAAATGTACAGAGGTCAGATTGATTCTCTTGTGAAGCGAATGATACCATTTGCTGACCAAATACAATTAATACATTTAAAACTACAGCAAATAACATCCAGAATGATACCTGATGGGGTGTATCTTGACATGGATGGTTTGTCTGCAATAAATTTAGGAAACGGAAATTCATATGACCCACAAGAGGCTTTGAATTTATATTTCCAAACAGGTTCTGTTATTGGTAGAAGTTATACCGAAGATGGAGAGTATAATCATGGCAAGATACCTATTCAAGAGTTAACCTCATCTGGAGCCAATGCAAAGATTTCATCTTTGATAAATATGTACAACTACAATTTAAATATGCTAAGGGCTGCTACTGGATTAAATGAAGCCAGAGATGCTGCAGACCCAGATGAAAGAGCATTAGTAGGAGTGCAAAAACTAGCAGCTCTAAATTCAAACACAGCTACAAGACACGTATTAAACTCAGGAATATATGTAACAAAAACACTGGCGGAATGTGTTTATTATCGTTTAGCAGATGTTTTGGAATATTCCGATATGGCAGAAGATTTAATGAAAGGTATTGGAAGAAACTCTGTTGAGGTTTTATCTAATATCAGTAAAATACATTTACATGATTTTGCTATTTATATAGAAATGCATCCAGATGAAGAAGAGAAAGCTATTTTAGAACAAAATATACAAACATCTCTTAGTGCTGGAAAAATAGATATTGACGACGCAATTGACGTTAGAAGTGTTGCAAATGTAAAGATAGCTTCTCAGCTTCTTAAGGTTAGAAAAAAGAGAAAAGAGAAGATGGATATGCAAAAGCAAAAACTAATTGTTGAAAGTCAAGCTCAAGCCAATGCACAAGCTGCCCAGGCTACCGAACAGGCAAAACAACAAACTATACAAGCCAATACGCAAGCTGACGCTCAGTTAGAACAACTGAAGGCGCAACTTGAATTGCAAAGAATGGAAAAAGAGTTTGAGCTTAAAAAGATGTTGATTCAAGAACAAAACGCTGCTGAATCTGCAGCAAAAGAACAGCAACGTGGTTTTGAGTTAACAAAAGAGTCGATACGAGAAGACAGAAAAGATAAAAGAACAGAAAAGCAAGCATCACAGCAATCTGTTTTAATAAAACAAAGACAGCAGGATTTAGACCCTGTTGATTTTGATGGGCAAGATTCTTTAGGTTCTGGTTTATCTGGGATGTAATATAATCTGCCAATAATTTAAATCTAATTAAATAAATAAATATGGCTGAATTGAAATTTAGAGTTATGAATGACGACGGAGAGTTCGTCGACACAAACTCAAAACAAGAAGCAAATGCTGCTGAAACAGCGACAGAAAATGCTGACGCAGTTACTGAAACAGAAATACAAGCAGAAGTACAAGAACCTGTACAAGAACAAGTACAAGAACAAGTACAAGAGCAAGTACAAGAACAAGTAACTGAAGAAGTTAAGGAAGAAGTTAAAGAGGAAGCTCCTTTGGAGCTAGACGACTCAAGAATACTTCAACATCTTAAAGAGAGATACAACGCACAGTTTGAATCTTTAGATGAAGTTCTTTCACGTAATGAAGAAAAACAGGTAGAATTGCCTGAAGACATTTCTAAATATCTCGAATACAAAAACGAGACAGGTAGAGGTCTTGAGGATTATATGAGGATACAAAGAGACTTGTCTAGTGTAGACGAGACAACTCTTTTAACTGAATATTATAAAGAAAAAAAACCTTATTTATCCGCAGCAGATGTTCCAGAATACATACAAAACAATTTTGGAGCAGATGAAGATGCAGATGAAAAGGTTAATAAGCAAAAAGAACTTGCTTACAAAGAAGAATTATACAATGCTCGTGAGTATTTTAATTCTATGAAGGAAAAATACAAAGCTCCCCTTGAGTCAAGCGTGGAGGTTGTACCTGAGGAATATAAAAAAGCATACGAAGCATATAATAATTATATAAAAGAATCTGAGGAAACACAAAAGGCGACACAAGAAAGAGCCATTTTTTTTAGCGAGAAAACAAAACAACTGTTCAGCAATGATTTCAAAGGTTTTGAATACAACGTGGGGGACAAAAAAGTTTATTTCAAGCCAAAAAATATAGACGAGGTTAGAGAAGTTCAGTCAAACATAAACAACTACATAGAGAGGTTTATCGATGACAAAGGTTTTCTAAAAGACGCAGAAGGCTATCATCGTTCTTTAAATATGGCATTAAATCCTGACGCCGTGTTTAAGTTTGCTTACGAGCAGGGAGTTGCAGATGCAACAGATGGCTTAGTTAAGGAAACTAAAAATATAGACATGAATGTTAGGGATAACAAAGAGACCGAAAAGAAAGGTGGATTTCAGTATCGTGTTTTAGATGATTCGGATTCTTATGAAATGAAAATAAGAAAACGTTAAATTTTAAAATTATTTTACAATGGCTGTAACAATGAGTGGAGTACAAGGTGCTATTACACCTTCTCCAACTAAACAAACTCTATCAACCAACTATCTTGGTTCTGATATTGAGTTTACTTCACAATACCTTCCAGAGGTATATGAAGCTGAATTTGAGAAGTATGGTAACCGTACTGTATCTTCTTTTTTAAGACTAGTAGGCGCTGAAATTCCTTTCGCATCGGATTTAATCCAATGGTCAGAACAAGGTCGTCTACATACTGCTGTCACTGGTGCTACACGTACTGCTGACGTTGTGACTTCTGTAGGTCATCCCTTCAGAAAAAACCAAACAGTAATCATTTCTGATGGAACAAACCAAGATAAGGCTATCGTTCTTGATGACTCTGATTTTACTGCTGATACTTTTGCTTTAGGTTCTTACTCAGGAGCAAACCTTAGTGCTAGTTTAGGAACTACTGGACTTAGCATTTTTGTTTATGGGTCTGAATTTGCAAAAGGAACTAGCGGAATGGACGGTTCTCTAGAGGCACCTAAAGACATTCAGTCTTGCTCTCCTATCATTATCAAAGACAAATATGAAGTTAATGGTTCTGATATGGCGCAAATCGGATGGATTGAAGTAACTACTGAGAACGGTGCTACTGGATACCTTTGGTATTTAAAATCAGAGCATGAAACTCGTCTACGTTTTGAAGACTATCTTGAGCTATCTTTAATCGAAGGTAAGCCTGCTGCTGCTGGTTCAGGAGCTGCTACTGCTGGAGCTAAAGGTACTGAAGGTATGTTCCATGCAATTGAAACAAGAGGAAACATTGCAACTGGTACTATTGCTGGTCGTGATGATATTGAAGAGTTGATTCTTACTCTAGACAAAGAAGGTGCGATTCAAGAAAACGTACTTTTTGTAAACCGTGCTAAGTCTTTCGAAATTGACACTGTTTTAGCTGCTCAAAATACTTATGGTACTGCTGGAGCTGCTTCTTATGGTCTTTTCGATAACGACCAAGACATGGCGTTAAATCTAGGATTTACTGGATTCAACTTAGGATATGACTTCTACAAAACAGATTGGAAATATCTTAATGATGCAACAACTGGAGGATTAACTGCAGAAGTTGATGGTGTATTAGTTCCTGCTGGTACAATGACTGTTTACGACCAAGTGTTAGGTAAAAACGCTAAGCGTCCTTTCCTTCACGTGCGTTATCGCAAGTCAGAGGCTGAAGACCGTAGATATAAATCTTGGGTTATCGGTTCTGCTGGTGGAGCTTCTAATAGCGACCTTGATGCAATGCAAGTACACTTCTTAAGTGAGCGTGCACTTTGTGTTATGGGAGCTAACAACTTCATCATTATGAAGTAATATTTAATAAGGGGATGGGACACCCTGTCCCCTTTTTTTTAATTAAATAAAATATAATATAATGACTACAAAAGTATCTTCAGAGGCTAAAGCGCCTAAAATAAAAAAAGAAAAATCCGTGGTGAGTAAGAGTCCATCATGGGAAATGAAAGATAGAGTTTACGTTTACAAAGGAGGAAGTCCTGTAAACTTTATGCTAAGAACACAACACTCCGCAAGAAAACCCTTACAATATTTTGACGGCACTAGAAATCGCAGTTTGCGATACAGTCAAAACCATGAGACTCCTTTCATTGACGAGCAAGATGGAGAGGTTTTATTGGGAAGAATAAGATTTAAAAATGGAACTCTTTTTGTTCCAAAAGAAGAAGTTTCTTTACAGAAATTTTTATCTATATACCATCCTGACAAAGACAAACTTTATTATGAGCTTGATTTAGAAAGAAATGCTCAAGATGATTTAGCTGTTATCGAAAGAGAAGCAGAAGCAACTCAGCTTGCTCTTTCTATGGACATTA